CGTTCAAGAACACAATGCAACAGAGGCATATATGGGATTTACTGCTGGACTTTGGTCAAACTCTGCTGCTATAACCTCTATAACTTTAGATTCACAGGCTGGTGATTTAGTTCAATACTCAACTGCTTACCTATACGGCATATCAAATGTAACTAGTACAACTAAAGCAACTGGCGGAATCGTATCCTCTGATGGAACTTACAACTATCACATGTTCCCATTCTCAAGCACATTTACTCCTACCCAAGCGATAACTGCTGACATATTAGTTGTTGCAGGTGGCGGCGGTGGTGGAGGTTCAGCAGGTGGTGGAGGTGGTGCTGGAGGAATCCTTGGCTATGCTTCCCAATCATTAACTGCAACAAATTACACAGTCAGTATTGGCGCTGGAGGAACTGGTGGTAATAATGCTAACGGTGTTGCTGGAGGAACATCTCAATTTGGTGCATTAACTGCGGCGGCAGGTGGTGGCTATGGTGGTGGTGGCATTACAAATACTGCTGCAAACCGTGCAGGTGGAAATGGTGCTGCTGGCGGTGGCGGTGGCGGTTCAGGTAATGATGGTTCGGGTAGTGCTAGTGGTGGAACTGGAACATCTCCAGGATACGCAGGTGGAACATCAGGAGCATCTCCTTCAGGTGGTAACCGATGCGGTGGTGGTGGTGGAGGATTTGGTACAGCAGGAGGTAATGTTATTGCGTCCAACACAGGTGGTAATGGCGGTAATGGTGTAAATACTGTTAGTAATTTTTCTAATTTATCAACTGCTCTTGCAATAACAGGAGTTGGCGTAAACGGATACCTTGCAGGTGGTGGCGGTGGTGGCGCACGCGGAACAGGTTGGGGTGGAGGTTTTAACGGAATTGGTGGTTTAGGTGGTGGCGGTATGGGCGATGGTTATTATCTTGATGGTACTGCTGCTACTGCAAACTCAGGTTCAGGTGGCGGTGGCGGACACTATGGCGAAACAACGGGACAATCAAGCGGTTACAATGGTGGTTCAGGTGTAGTAATAATAAGATATGCGATATAAAGGAGAATAAATGGCACACTTCGCAAAGATAGAAGATAACATAGTTACTCAGGTAATAGTCGTGCCTGATAACGCGGAAGATAGAGGACAAGATTACCTAGCCAATGACTTAGGTCTTGGTGGTACTTGGGTTCAAACTTCATACAATGCTCGCATAAGAAAAAATTATGCAGGAGTTGGATTTACTTATGACTCAGTTAGAGATGCTTTCATAGCACCTAAGCCTTTTAATTCTTGGGTATTAGATGAAGAAACTTGTCGTTGGGAAGCACCAGTTGCTTATCCTACTGATGGTGTTATGTACCAATGGAGCGAAGAAGATATAGATTGGAAGGCTACCGTAAATGAGTAATATGAAAGTTATTTATGACTGCGAGAAAAAAACTACATCTTATGTTCCATTATCAGGAGCAGAAATAGCAGAGCGTGAGGCTTCTGTTTTGGCTTTTGCTGAGGCAGAAGCGGCTAGGGAATTGGAAACTCCAGCAGAAGAAACTACTGGGGAATCAGAAACCCCAACAGAGTAATATCTGTAACTATTTAAGGAGAAAAAATGGCAGGAACAACAACTAAGGGTCTACGCTATCCAACAGCGGGAGACAACCCTGCCGTTCATACCGACTTCCTCAACCTTGCTACCGATGTTGATACAGAGTTAGATGATTACATTCTTAAATCTGTTCCTGTTTTTACTGCATCAGTAGAACTTGGTGCTAGTGCTAACATTATTTTTGAAGGTACTACTAACGATGGTTTCGAAACTACTCTAACAGTTGTAGACCCAACAGCAGACCGAGTTGTTACTCTTCCCAATGCAACTGGCACAGTAGTTACGACTGGTAATTTAACCGCTATTACAGCAATAACAAGCGCAACAATTACTTCAGGAACTTTAGGAAATGCTTTAGCCGCTGGAACTTACAAAATTACAGGTTTAGGCGATGCCTCTGAATCAACAGATACCGATGCCGTAAATGTAAAACAAACCTTAAATCTTGCTCGTACTCAAATGCTTATGCTTGGTGGAATGTAATGACATTTACCTACTCGGGAGACCCGACCACCTCTACGCGAAACAAAGTTCGCTTCCTTATCAACGATACGGATGCAACCGATGTCTTATTTACCGATGAGGAATTAGATTATTTAATTACCGAGTGGGGTACAAATGTTTATGAAATCTGCCGTGCGGCGTGTGAAACTCTAGTATCTCGCTTTGTTCGCCTTTCAGATTCAACCTCTAAGAGCGTTGGAGATATTTCTGTATCTGAGTCCTATACAGCCAAGGCTCAACAGTACAAAGAACTAGCCGCTTCATTCTTGCTGAGAAATATGCGTAAGGCTCCCCCTCGTCCATTCGCAAACGCTCAGGCTCTTAAATCTACAAATGACAGAATCGTCGATGACTACAACACCGATGCTTATGCTGGAATTCACGATAACCCTAACAATGTCTACGACCATCGTATAGTTGAATAGGGGTAGCCAATGGATGCTATCTATAACAAAGTAGCGGAGTTCATGACCGATACTGTGGTCTTTACACCAAAATCTTCAGTTGATAAATACAACAAAACTACTTTTGGTGCTTCTAATACAAATGTAAGCGTAACTGGTCGTCTAATTTACGACACAACAAAATCTAAAGATGTTCAAGGTATCGAAGTTATTGATATTGGACGATTCATCACAAAGGGTCCCGCGACATCAATCACGGTTGCTCATAGGATGGTCGTCGGGGCGGACACCTTTACGATAAATGCAGTAGACAACATCGCAGACGAAAACGGAGCGCATCACACCGTCATCAGATTTGGGCGTTAGCCCATGGCAAAGTCGTCTTTTACACTCGACTTATTCGGTGATAAAGAGTTAGTTAATGCTCTTAAGGCTGGAGAAGAAGATACTCCTCAAGCAATAGCCCAAGCGATTTATGAAGAAGCCAATGTTATTTTTGCTAAGTCCCAAGTTCTTGTTCCAGTAGATACTGGAGTTCTTCGAGGTTCAGGCGGAGTTTCTGCTCCACAAATGGGAAACACAGGCTATTTCGTAGATATTTTCTATGGTGGTCCCGCCGCTTCTTATGCTCTTTATGTTCATGAGATTATTGGTAACTACCACAATCCACCGACACAGGCTAAATACCTTGAGCAACCAGTCATGGAAGCAATGTCTACAATCCAAGAAAACATAAAGGGTAGAATTATCGACATCATAAAGAAAGGACATAGAGGCTAATGGCAACTATTCTTGAATCAGTAGGCGACTACCTACAAAACACGGCGAGCGCTTTTGGCGCCCATGCCAGTCAAGGCACCCTTGGTACATCTATCTTTCTTGGCACACTCCCTGAAACTCCTGATGCTTGCGTAGCAGTTTATGAGAACGCTGGAAGTTCCCCTACATTCACTATGGGTGCAGGTGGTATCCAAATTGATTACCCAATGCTACAAATTATTACTAGAGCAGGTCGTGAAGATTATCCAACGGCTAGAGATAAAGCAGAAGATATTCGCGTGTTGCTCGCGTCGGTGCTTGAAAAAACTGTCTCAGGGGTGCATATTATGAGGATTGAACCGATGGGTTCAGTAAACTTGTTAGGAGTAGACCCGAAGTACCGTCCACTAATTTCGGTGAATTTCCGATGCCTAGTGAGAATGTAACCGAGGAGCCAACGGCTCCGCAAGAGAGAGTGGTAGACCCGTATGGCAGAAACGCGACAACCGATGAGTTCCAGCGATGCTGGAAATGTGACAGGCTCCTCTTCGAAAGCGCAACGCGCCCATGGAGTATCCGATGCCCAAGGTGTAAATCCAAAAATAAATCAGGATGATTTTTTTAAGGATTTAGATTCTTTAGTTGGTTTTGGTAGAGAACAGGCTGGTTGTTCAATCGGCAGGTTAGTTGCAAAATTAGATGAACCTTTGCGTTCTAAACTTAATGAAATCATGCGGAATGAAAAAGTTAATTCTGCTCGTCTTGGCGAGGTTATGTTAGCCTACGGACTTCAAGTTTCTTCTAGCGATGTTCTTAGAAGGCATCGACGAAGGCTTATAGGTAAAGACGGGTGTAAGTGTCCGAATGAGCATTGATGACGCTTTAGATAATCTACTTAAAACTAGCGAGATAAATTCAATTCAAAAAACTGAACCTCGTCAAAGACAAGCAGAGTGGATGCCTGGGGTTACTTGGCAAGGTGAAGAAGGAACAGTTACTACTCAGCCAATGGAGGGTGATAACGCGCCTGATTGGTCGGGAGTTCTTCGAATGTGGGGATTAGACCCCGAACATTTTCAAGTAGTAGAACCAGTTCTTTTCAATGTGTGGGGCGATACTTTAGGAGTTCTTAATCGCCAATGGAAAGGCAAAGTAGTTCGAAAAGGCAAACAAGAAGTTGCCGATATTGAAGCCTTAATCCAAGAGATAAAGAAACACAAACCCCGCGAGCGCAAAGAAATGACAGGTGGAGCAAGCCTTGTCGTATGTGCCTCGGACTGGCAGGTAGGTAAAAGAGATGGTGATGGTCTAAAAGGTTTAGTTGGTAGATGGCTACAAGCAGTTGATGATGTTGAGTTTAGAATTAAAGAATTAAAAAAGATAGGTCGCCCGATTGATTCAATCACAGTTTTATGCCTAGGTGATTTAGTTGAAGGATGCGATGGTCACTACGACATTCAGACCTTTACAGTTGAGGTCGATAGAAGAGACCAAGTAAAAATTGCTCGTCGTCTCCTAAGAGATGCTCTTATCCGTTGGTCAAAGGTTGTCCCTAATATCACCGTCGCGGCGATTGGTGGAAACCATGGTGAGAACCGCAAAAACGGTAAAGCCTTTACAACCCTTAATGACAATGATGATGTAGCCCTAGTTGAGTCCGTTGCTGAAATCTTCCAAGCCAACCCCGAAGCCTACGGTCATGTCCGTTTTGCTATTCCAACAGATGAGTTGAGTCTTACAGTTGAAGTCAATGGAAAGATTATTGGAATTACTCATGGACACCTTGCCCGTAGCGCTGGAAGTCCTGAAGCAAAAATTCGCAGGTGGATTGCTGACCAAACACTCGGGCGCCAGTCAATCGGCGATTGTGACATTTTGGTCTCAGGTCATTATCATTCATTCCGTCTAGCAGATTGGGGAGGAGTCAAATGGCTACAAGCACCAGCCCTCGACGGGGGAAGCGTGTGGTGGAGACAGTCCAAGGGGGAAGTTGCGGCTGTGGGAGTGCTGACATTCCTAGTGACCAGCGATGGAGTCTCGGACATCCAAGTATTATGAACGACCCAAGAGATATAGCCTTATATGCCGCTGAGTTGGTCTCAGGAGACCGTCAGGACGCCTATGGACATCCACTCGATAACTTTACCCGTGCTTCAAAGATATGGGCTGTAATCCTCGGCTGTGAGGTTTCTGCCGAGCAAGTTGCCCTTTGTATGGTTGGTATGAAGGTAGCCCGTGAGGTCAATCAATCTAAGCCTGACACAGTAGTAGATGGCATCGGTTATTTTTTAACTCTTAATATGATTCAAGAAGAACGCTTAAGAAGAGATAATACCTAACTAAAAGTAAAAAACTCTATACGCTATACTAAACTCAATGTGCGCTTAGTCGCCCGAGTTTTTCGTCTCTTCCGTGTCCGAGTGACCTGACGGTTACTTGGGTTACCCATGTGCCGTATCGGAGGAGGTTTTAATGGCTCGTTATAGAGTCTTACAGGGTATTGATTACCCACCTAATAAACGCGCTGAGGTCGGCGATATTGTCGAAGATATTCCAGCACAATCAGTCAAGTGGCTTTTAGATTCAGAAATCATTGAAGATACAGATAAGCCAGCAAAGAAAATCGAAAAGTCTGTCGTAGAAGAAATTAAAGCCGAACCAGTTGCAGAGGTTGTAGAAGAACCTGTTGTTGCAGACGGTTTTGACGCCGATGCCATAGATGGTGATGGCGATGGATTCTTACAAGACGGAACCCCACATCAACGCCCAGTTGAGGAGAAATAATGCCTACATTCGCCCATGGTAAAAATGTTAATGTATTTATTAACGAGTTTGATTTTTCTACTTACTTTAATGATGTCAGCGCTTCAACAAGTGTTGATACCGCCGAGACAAGCGCCTTTGGTACAAGCGCAAAGACCTATGTAGTTGGTCACCGAGATGGAACAATCTCTCTTTCAGGAATGTTTGAAGGAACTGCATCCACAGGAACAGATGATTTTTTTGCAACCGCTCTTGCCTCCGCAACAAAAAATAAAATAATTGTGGCTCCTCAAGGTAATTCAGTTGCCGCAGGAGCAATCATGTTAATTGCAGACGATACATCCTACGAGGTCTCAAGTGCCATCGCAGATGTTGTCCAAGCAAGCGCAGAATTCCAATCAACAGATGCAGTTGAACACGGGAAGATTCTTTCTTCAGGTTCTACTGTTTCCGCGACTGGAAATGGAACGGGCGTAGATAACACCACTTCCTCCTTAAATGGCGGAGCGGGATTCTTGTCAGTTCCAGTAAATACCCGTAACGGAACAATCGGTGTAAAGGTTCAACACTCAGCAGATAACTCAACTTTTGCTGACCTTGTATCTTTCACAACCGTTACAAGCACTCAGAAAACCTCAGAAAGAGTTGAGGTTGCAAGCGGAACAACAATCAATCGATACCTACGAGTTGTATACACAGTCGCAGGTTCATCAGGCTCGGCTACCCCTGTGGTGGCTTTTACTAGGAGGTAAAAAAATGCCAACATTTAGACATGGTAAATCCACCGTATTCAAGGTAGACAACAACGCGGGGTCACTTACCGATATTAGCAAT